TACTCCATCAAATTCAGCACAGTGATACGATCAGCGGCGTCGCTGTCCAGCGTAATAGGTCCTACTCGTTTACTCATTGTGTGCTTTCAAGGGTGTGCCTCGGAGGCCAGAAACCATTTTAAATTTGTCCCAGGCATCTTTGATCACAGGTGAGTGTTCTAGATCTTCATCTGATACCACAGTCTCAAGCCAGTAGTAAGGCAGTCGGTGAGGGTGTGCGCCAAACTTACGAGGCTGGTGTAGTTTGCCCATGTCCCAAAGTTCTTTACTAATGTCACGGAACTTGACTTCGTCCTCGGCAGAATAGCGAGACCATTCGGGATTGCTCAGTCCCAGGCCACTGCCATGATAGCCTAGCCAGATTCCCTGCCATTGTTTATCATCATGCGGATCAAAGTCAGTGCGAGCAACAATGACCAAGACATCGCGGATATCAACTGTGCCTTCCACAATGTCGCGCACACAACGACTGTAACTTAATCCAATTTTCATACTTTATCTCCTGCTTCGAAATCGCGAAAGCGCAAAAAGCGCGGGAATCTCAAGGAGTATGTTCCGTCTTGGTTTTGGGTGACTGCGTCTGCCTGGACTTCCACCAAGTGACCAAGTAACTGATCCCTACTGGTCCAATACTCATCACGAAGAGCATCACTAAAGCCAGTACCAACATTAACGCAAATTCTACGGTCATTGTCTTCTCCTTCACATATTATAGCACCCAACCGGCCCGCATTGCGACCAGTTCCTTCTTCAAAACCCACTATATTGAGATCAACACTGATAGTGGGTTTCCATTTCATCCACGAGTCCGAACGTTTGCACTCATAGGGTGCTTCCATGTTCTTGATCATGATGCCTTCAAAGCCTTCGGCCACAGCGTCTTGAGCAAAACGGTTCATGATGTCATGGCCTTCGGCTGTGTCCAAATCCACTTCCAAGCCGTTCATGATGCGCAGGCAAGGTGTTTCTAACAGACGATCTCGGGCGCTGTCAATCCATTCAATGCGTTTGTATTGTTGTATGTTGCAATGTCCCTCTTGCAATGCATCCAAAGGAATGATATCAAAAATATGATACACCATGCCATCGGTTCGGGCATCGCTCTTGCGATGTGCTTGCTTCATGAGCTTCTGGAAACTCTCACCCACAATCTCACCATCTAGTACAAAACGCCCACCTGTGCCACGGCCATATTGAAAGTGCTTGCGAGCATCTTCGATGGCGTCAGCAATCTGCGGAAAGTTTTCAAACTCTTTGCCATTGCGACTGAACAAGGTAACATTGTCGCCGTCAACCACTGCCAGCACACGCACACCGTCTAATTTGACTTCCAGGCGTTTGATGCCTTTGAGCTTCTTGGGTTGGTCAGTGGAGTCTTGCGCCAGTTGACAAGTAAACACAGGAATCTTGTACTCTGTCTTGCCCAGTACTTTGTTCAAGGTCTTTTCACTGATGCCACAACGCAGGTCCTTGATCAACACACGTCGGGCCAAGTTGTTCCACTCATCTGAATTAAATTCTTGACTCATTGATTCCACACTTTCACGAGCACGATTGCCTGTGATGTATCGTGTGCGCAGAGCTTCTAGCAAGGCCCAAAATTTTGTCCAAGGGTTGGGCCTATCAGTCAGGCCTGAAGTTTCAGGCACCTGACGGATGTTAAAAGTGTAGAAAGGATTGTAAGCCTGGTAGCAGTTAAAGAGAAAACATTGTGCATCGGCACTGCCCAACTTGGCGGCCATCAATGCTTTTTCAATTGTTTTTTCTTTGTGTATGCGACTGTCCGAACTTTCTAGATCACGGATCCATCCTGCTGCCACTATGCTGTCAAACCTTTCGTTTGAGAAGTTGGTTTCATTCATATATTTAAGTGGTTACCATGAAGAGTTATAAAACACTTTTAAACCCAAGAACAATTCTGCTCGGGCATTCTTGATGAATTCAAGATCTTGTTCTTTGTAGTAGTCATCTGCACCATCACCAAAGAAGAAGCCTCGTGTGACAGGCAGTTGGTTGTGCGTTATTGCACGTTCCAGTTCATCTAGATCCTCCCAGGTAAGTTCTAGTTCGTCACCGTTAAAATCACCTTTGTTGCCTTTTGATTCCCACAAGCGATGCATCCAACCATGCAGGTTAGCATGTTTACGCCAGTAGGCAAGTTCACGTGGCTTGGTTACTGCGGCGTTAACAGACTCTTTTAATTCTTGGTCCCATACTGCGCCTTCGTAAAATTCATTTTGCTGACCTGCCTTGGCGGCGGTATATGCATACATATCGAGACCCATCACTTCACTCCTTGATGATGTTTAAATTCACGTTTGAGCCAAAATTTATATCGATTAAAATATTCTTGTGCGGTGAATTGTGGTTCGAGTCCATAACTGATTAACTCATCAATATGCTCGTACCACTTTTCTCTGCACCAAGAACGGAAGTTCATACTGCTACCTCATTAAAGGTAGCTCGTACCTTGTGATTTCGATTACGCACTTCTACAGGACGTTTAACTTTTTTGCTGAGACGCTCTGCATAACCTTTGGCCCAGGCCAGTGGCAAACGAACACGTTCATAATCTCCGTAATAAGCAGGAGCCCAAGAACTGTATCCGTTGAACCCTGGGCTCAATGTGGGCTCACCTGTGGCAACCCAAACTTCATAAAGTGGTATCATGCGGCCTCCAACATGTTGGCAGGAACATTATACACACCAGCATTGGTGCTTACAAGAACAAATTTAATTTTGACTTTACGCACGGTGCCAACATAAGTCAAGCCGTTGCGGTTGCTGGTGAACTTAACAGAGTCACCAGGCTGGAATGCTCGTCTGTTTTGCTTGGTCAACTGGGTACGAGCAAACTTCACAGCATCAACAATGCTGTTGAGTTCCACGTTAGAGAGATTACCAAACATAATAGCAGAATTGATTTGCTGAATAGTGCTGAGTTTTTCCATCTTGGACTCCTGTTTTGTTACTGTATGTGTATATTGTAGCAAATTGGGAATTTCTGGTCAACCATTCAAACGTCGCATTAGCAACTGATGCAGGGTTGGTTTGAGCCCCAGTCGCTTGCGGAACAGTTCGCCCAGGGTTGGCTTTTTGGTTTTTGTCATTTTCTTTTCCTTTTTTGTTTTCATGTTCTAATTATAGCAAAAGGGCAATTATTGGTCAACCATAAAAAAAGCCCTACTAACAGTAGGGCTTTTGTAGTACTAAAGTATTACTTTTTAGAAACTATACTTAACGCCAGCTGTGACACGATTGCCGTCAAAACTGTTCACACGGTCTTGACCATATTGGCGAGTAGCGTCCACTGTCAATGCCATGTTCTTGTTGATTGGCAAGCTGGCACCAACGCCAACCAATGCGGCGTAGCCGTCTTGACCAGTTTGGTTGTTAAGATAAGCGGCACCACCTTTGACTGCAACACTTACAGGGCCCAGTTTGGCAACATTATAACCAGCAACTAGGCTGAAACGATCTTGATCGTTGGCGCCCTGGGTAGAGCGATCAAAGCCAGCAGTCAATGTTACAGCACCAAACTTTTCACCAATAGTAACACCAGTGGCGTTGCGGTCAGTACTAGCATAGTCACGGGCAGTGGTAACACCAACTTCCAGTGCAGAGGCTGCGGAGGCTACAAGAGCGATCATGGTTGCAATTGCAAATTTTTTCATTTAGTTTTTCCTTTTAAAAGTAGAATGACTTTCGTCATCCACAATTATATAGCAGTGTTTGTACTAAGTCAACACAAAATCAACCTCAATCTAGCCGTTTTATGAGTTAACTGGGAGTATTACTGGAATTGGTGCTACCACAGCATCGCTGGGCGTCTGAGTGTTGTTGTATAATCCGCCGGCATTTAATCGTTCCTGGTTGCGACCTTCTCTCATGGTACCAACAATTGCCTGGCCACCCAGTGTTGCGGTGTCTGCTAGATTTTCTAGAAACTGTGCGGCATCACCCGAGGCTGTGAGCAAACCATATTGCGGTAAATTTTGTACAAAACTTTTGGTGCTGTTTGTATCGCCTGCTTGCAACAAGAAATAATCAACTCCGGCTTGGCTTGTGTACTTGGCACTGATGTTCATCAAGTTGGCCATGTAGGTCCATGCTGTGTTCAGAGTAGTCACATTGGGATTGGCACTGAGTGCGGCAATGGCCGCATTAGCATTGGCAATTTGTGTTATCACTGCGGCATCATTAGCGGCCAACAGGATGTTGGTGTAGGCTGTGTTTAGTGTAGCAAGACTACCTGCACCTTGCAATGTATTAATTGCTGTGGTGGCTGTGTTTAGTCTTGTGGCAAAGTCATTGCTGTCCAAGGCCAGGCCCAGCACATCGTATGTGGTAAGCACTCCGCATGGTCCTGTGCCTGTGGCCACTTCGGTTGCAAAAAATTGCGTCACACTAGCGGGCACCGGTGTAGTCTGTGCTTGTATCAATGGCAAATCGGCCATGGTACTGAGACCACCCAGTGTGGTTTCTGCCCAGTAGTTGGTGTCTGTGATATCAACCCCGGCTGGCACTTCAAAATTGCCGGGTGTACAGCCAGGTGATTTGGCTCGGTAGAATGTGGGTGCCGCACCTGAGTCTACCTTGACCACATCATTGGCTAGATATTCTTGCGTTGGATCCCACTCTCGATCTACTGTGCCCAGTATTGCATTGGCCAGTTCAGGCAGGGTGGTTGTGGCAATGTTGTTGATTTGTTTCAGACCCACTTCAATGGCCTTGTTGGCCACTGCATCAGCAGGCGGAATAATTTTGCCCAGTTCATCACAGCCTGACGCTGTGGGCAGATATGAATTCACAATGGGTGTGATGCTGGAATTTACACTGCCACCTGCGCCAAATATGGGCACAGAACCTGTGGGCGTGGTAGTCAGCATGGTGGGATAACTCAACGGAAACATCTTGACCGGATCCAATAACTGTGTCAGGTTGGTTATGTTAGGAGTGGTCACGTTCAGGATTGACAAAATTTGAGCTAGATCATCACTAGACACCAACGACAATGCTAGGTAGACATTTTTTTGTATGCGATCAAAGTCGTTTTGACTGAGGCCATTGGGTCTATTGAGACCCACACGATTGTCTGTCACAATATTTTCAATATCACTGTCTGTGAGTCCCACCGCAGCCAGAGCCGATTGTAAAGCAGGCACAGCTTGTCTGCTCACTCCGGCCAGGCGAGATATCTGTTGAACCAGTGCTGCAGGGGTGCCATAAAGATCAAGGTTTTGAAGATTCACAAGGTTACCTTGCTTGGCCAAGTCCACACCAAATGTTTCAAGGTCGCTGTTTACACTACTGATTCCTGCAGTGGTCAAGGAATCCATGTTGGTAAATGTTGGACCAAGAAATTGATTGGCATTCACTGCTGAATTGATGTACTGATTGGTGCTGGCAATGTAACCTTGCACAGCTATGAAACCCTGACTGAATCGACCATAGTCTCCGTTGCCAAGGTAAGCGGCACAGGTTTGTTCAATCAGATTAGAAAACCCACTAGGGTCAATGGTTGATCCGTCAACTGGGTCAAGATAGTTGACCAGGTATTCGCTATTGAGATACGTGTATGTGCCTACTGGGCTGGCCGGTATGCTGTTTCCCAGAGCTGGACATACTGTACTACCAATACTCAACAAACTAGTCAACGTGCTTGATGTTGCAAACGACTGCGACTTGTAAAAGTTTACTGCAGCAATAAAATTAGCAATCACTGTGGTAGCGTTGAATGTGGTAATAGCAGTTTGCAGTGCCGCTGGAAATCCACGCAACCCTGTGTTACCCAACATGGATGCCGCCGCAGTCAATTGCAGTGGTGTTAATACACTGGGCATTATCCTGCCCTTACATTGTCTGAACCGCCAGCACGAGCATGTCCGCAAGTGTCTGCATCACCGGTTACAATAACAGGCTTGCCCCCGGCTCTGACTGATGCACTTCCGCCAGCAGTGGCCTGACTGCCATTGTTGTGACCATTACGACCTTTACGTGGATACGGCGGGTGGGGCGTGACACTTTGACCAGGAGTCATTACAGGACGACCATTGATACGCACCGTCGGTTCTCCCCCTGAAGCTACACCGCCGCCTGCATTTGCATCGCCGTCTCTTTGTACTGCTGGCATATTATCCTAGAATTAGTTTTTTATCTGGTATTTTGATACCAGTTGTGGCCTCAATGTATTTCATGCGCACGTTTTCATCTGTCAGTGCATAGATGGATACACTATCGGTATTTAGCTTGATTTCTGCGTCAGGATCTGCGGTAAACATTGACGGTACTAGTCCCATGCCCTGTGGTCCAGGCGCCACACTCACAGGATTTTCAATTGTCACAGTGTGATCATCATGTACAACAACGACCTTGGCAATGAGTTCTTCACCTGAATTGAGTTTGAATGTGTATACTTTGTTAGATTCCATTATTTGCTTTCTGTAAGTTTTGTCTTGAGTTCTGTAAATCCGCCTATCAACTGACCGTCTAAAAAAATCTGTGGTACAGTACGAGCATTAGGTACTGCTTCTAATAGTTCTTCTTTGGTGTATCCATCACCAATTTTCTTTTCTTCAAACTCAATGCCCTTCTGCTTGAGCAAGGCCTTGGCCTGATCGCAGTAAGGGCAATGATATTTGCTCCATACAATGGCTTTCATTTTATTTTCCTTCATTTGATCTGTCGTAGGACTTGGCAAAGATATCTGTCTTAACAACACCATAGTCGCCAGGGCCGTGCTTGACAATATAGTCATTGCCAGCAGTGTAAAATAATTTTTGCGGACCACTACCCCAATCCACAGTGACAAAGCCATCATGATCGGCCAGCTTGGCAACCTTTGGAATTTTCTTTGGTTGGCAACGGCCGCCGCCCAAATCGTCCTTAAGACTTTTGAATTTGGCAGGACTCAACACATACTGTTCGTTGTTGGGACCGGTCATGATGTAATCACCAGGTTTGTAAGGTACAGGGTCTGGATTTTCAAGATGAGTCAGTTCGCCAGGCTTTTGCGCAATTTCATATTTTTCAATTTTATCCGGATTTTTAAAAGTGTTAAACCCATCAGCGAACCAAGTGTCAGTGATGCCTTGTACATTTTCTATTATGTTGATAAAATTTCTCATAGTTCTGGTAGTTCCTCGTAATCAATTGAGTCGCTCATGACGCCAATAACATAGTTAGTCGACTCGTTCTCTTGAAGTGCAGTTTGTTTCTTGCTGGTGTCCACGTGTTTGGTAAACCAAGGTATGGGTGTAGAGCGTGGGTGTTCTTCTGCGTACTTGATACCGATCTCTTTGAGTGCATTAAATGCAGTGAAGTCCACAAAGTCTTTGAGAATGTTTGCGTTAAGCCCAATCACTGGTCCTTTGTTGAACAAATAGTCCGCCCAGGCTTTTTCTTCACGGATAACATCTAGGTACATTTGATATACTTCTGCCTCACACTCGGCCTTGACAGCGGCAAAACGAGGGTCTTCTTTGACCACTTGATTGATCAACCATCCAGTCCACTCTTTGTGTAGCATTTCATCTTGCAGGATCAATTGAATGATATTGCCATTGCCGATAAAAATCTTGTTCTCAACCATGGCCAGGCTTGTGGCAAAGCTAACCATGAAGCGGAATGCTTCTAATGCGTAACTGGCATTGAGTGCTAGCCAGATGGCTCGGATATGTGCTTCTTCGCTGTACTGCGATCCTAACTCTTTATGACAATTGATCATGTGTAATTGATCATAGTGATCTCCGACACTACTTGCCATGTCCACAATCTCTTGTGTGTCGTGAATTGTGTTGAACACATCCTTGGGCACGTTGTAGATGTTGCGAATAATGTGACTGTAACTGCGTGAGTGAATGTTGGTTTCAAAGAATGTCCAATTGTACACCAACGCTTCCAGCTCAGGAATACTACACACAGGTGTAAAAATCTGACTTGGGCCACGTCCTTGCAAACTGTCCAAGGCTGTTTGACGCAGTAAGTTTGATGTAAAGATATGCTTGACTGTGTCACTGGCATCTTTGAAATCTTGTGCGTCTTTGGTCAGGGAGATTTCTTCTGGTACCCAAAAGAAACCACGTGCTTCTTGTTCGTACTTGACCAGTTTGTTGTACTTGACTTCTTCAAATCGCTGAACTGTTACTGGGCCTGCTGGGTCCAAGAACATCTTTCTACTGAGATAGTCTGTTTTTGTTTTTAAATTGTATTGTTGTTTTGACATTAGTATTTTCCTGATGCAAGTACTATCTTGCAAATATGTTCTAATCTTTCTATGTGCTCATAGGCACGCCATGGTGTGACATCAATGGCCACAACTCCATGTCCTTTTATTCCCACAATATCAAATTTGATATTGCCCGCCGGGTCCAGGCCCAAATTACTGTGACAGGCATCGGCAAGTTCTTGACTGATAGGTGCCACATCTCCTACATTGGGTGCAACTCGTGTATAACGATTGAGTTCTGGGAAACTATCGCTAATGGCACTTAGATCAATACCCGCATGCATGGCTGCAATGCAATAGGTTGGATGCACATGAACAACAACTCTAACATCGTTTGAGTGTTGACCCATTTCTCGTTGTAGTCCAAAGTGCAGGGGAATCTCTCCACTGGGCTTTAGGTTACTACTGATATCAGTGTAATATTCTTCCTGCCAACCTTTTGTCAAAAACGGAGGCACAGGATTAATATTGTCAACCAACTTGATCTTTTTAAACTGATCAGGTTGCATGGTCTGCTTGCGCACACCCGACGGTGTGATATAAAAGTGATCACGGTCGTGGTGACGAATAGAGATATTGCCATCTCTACTGGTTATCCAATTGCGTTTGTACGCATCTACTAATATATCACAACAGGTTTCTAACATGCTAATTGTTCCAGTGTCTTATTGTGTTGGCTATGATGAAACCACAGGTCACAACGTGTATTATAACCCAAAACGTTTTGAAAAACAAGGCTATTCGGGCTTCTCGCAAAGTGAGAATAGGCACATCCGGACGGTCATGATCACTCTCACCCATCAAGTGCCCGGTGGCCCGGGCCCAGATTTTTTCTATGCTGTTCATAACTTGCAAGCTTCGCAGTCTTCACCCTCGAGATCAAAGTCAATGACTTCAAGAGGTGCCGCTTCGGCAGTTTGTTTTGATCCGGCCTTGTTGATCAGACTGTAGTAGAATGTTTTCAATCCCCAGTGGTGTGCTTGCATTAGGTTTCGAGCAATCAGGGTGGTTGGCACTTTACGGTCAGCAAAGTGTGCAGGATTGTAGAATGTGTTGGTTGAGATTGACTGATCAACATAGGCCGCTAACACAGCCGCTGTTTTCAAATAACCATCACAGTCCTTTTGCGCCCACATCATTTGATATTTGTTTTTCAACTTGTGATATTCAGGAACAACTTGTGTGAGGCTTCCTGCTTTGGATTCTTTAACTGAGATCAGGCTCATGGGCATTTCAATACCGTTGGTTGAGTTGATCACCACTGAGCTTGACTCCACAGGTGCAATGGCCATTAGTGTAGCATTACGCACACCATAACTACGCATCTCAGCACGTAGGCCTTCCCAGTTCAGTTCAGGTGTAAAGTCAGCAAGTTCATTCACACCGTTGGCACGTCGTTCCCAAGGAAATATACCTTTACCGTAGTAGGTGCGGTCCGAATCTTTGCAACGGCCCCGCTCCTTAGCAAGTTCAACTGTTGCTTCGGTAAGGTAGAAAGCCTGATGTTCCATCCAGCTCTTGACTTCGGCCAAAGAGTCCTTGTTACCATATTGGAGTCCTCGCTTGGCATGCCAGTAAGCCAAGTTAGTAATACCGATACCAAGCGGCTGGATTTCGTCATTTGATAACTGCGATTGGATTGACAGGAAGTCTTGGTAGTCAAGGATATTACACAAGGATCTCTGCAGAATTCTACAAGCTCTCCGCATGTCTTCAGGATTCCGGAATGCACCCCAGTTAATACTTCCCAGCGTACAGAGGGCGATTCGCCCTGCATCATCATCCAGGCGCTTAAACGGTTTTGTAGGTAAGAGAATTTCACAGCAAAGATTACTCTGGTAAATGGTATGATACTCAGTATCAAACGGACCTTGGTTCATGACATTGTCAATGAACACAAGATAGATACGACCTGTGTCTGTTCGCTCTTTAAGAATGCCCGATTTGAACACTTCTTCTGCACTCATTGTCTTGGTGCGCAGGTCCTGGCGTTTTTCATATTCCACATACAGTTTCTCAAAGCGTTCAGTGTTGGCATAGAATGCTTCGTACAGTTCAGGTACTTCGTTGGGATCAAAGAAAGTTATGTTTTCTTTGTTTTTAAATCGTCTCCAGAAGAAAGCACTAAGCACAACCCCATAATCCATATGACGGACTCGGGTTTCTTCTGTTCCTTGGTTGTTCTTAAGTACAATAAGATCATCAAACTGAAGATGCCAAATAGGATAGAATACAGTAGCACTTGCATTGCGGATACCTCCTTGTGAGCACGAGCGTAAGTCGCCAAACCACTTCTTTAAAAATGGTATCATGCCGGTGTGCATGATTTCGCCGCCACGTATGGGCGAGCCTAACGGACGTAAGCGTCCAATCTCCAGGCCAATGCCAGCTCGCTTGCTGGCATACTTGGCCATCATTTCCCCAGAGGCAAAAATAGAGTCGAGATCATCATCGCTACGAATAAGAACACAGGAACTAAACTGTTTGGTAGGAGTACCAAGGCCAGCGAGTACAGGAGTAGCAAGAGTAAAAAGACCATCACTGGCGGCTTGGTAATACTCTTTGATGTAACGCATACGAGCTGCATTAGGTTCTTCTTTGTGAAACACAGTTGCCGCTGCCACCATGTATCTAACCTGTGGAGTTTCATAAATTTCCTTTGTTGAACGATTACGAACAAGATACTTTTCAATCAGTTGCTCAACTGCCGCATAAGAATACTGCTCGTCTTTGGCATGATCGATCATGTCATTCATACGGTTCCAGTCGTCCTCTGAGTACCATTCCAACAGTTCAGGAGTATACAAGCCAGTGGCTACGTTTTTCTTCACAATCTCATACAAGTGGGGAGGATCGTATGAACCGTAAACGTCTTTACGCAACATGCTTAGACGTTGTTTTCCCGCTACGTACTGGTAATTTGTATGACCAACATCTGGGTTTGATTCTACGTCAATCAAATCCACTATGGCTCTAAGTGTAATACCGTCAATTTCGTGAGTTGTGATACCATCGTAAAAGTGTAACTGAGCTTTGATTTCAATCATGCTCTGGCTTACATCTGCTGTGCCTGCACAAATCTTGGCTATTTGTGCTTGCCATTTTTCCAACGCCAGTGGCTCGCGACGTCCACTGCGTTTTTGTACTGTAATTTGCTTCATTGTTATCCGATTTGTTGTTTTATTTGCTCTTGCGTAATGCTATGGTGGGGTTTGGAACGTCCTAGAGTGATATTTAACATCTGCTCTGGATCCCAATTCAGTATATATTTCTTTTTGTTCACTAGGACTAAATTGTCGCTATCTACTTCCATCAACACAGCACCCTGCAGATCTGGTCGATCTAGCATAGTTATAGTATACAGGATTCCTAGTCCGCGAGCAAGAGGACAATAGAGATCGTCACTCAATAATTGCCAGGGATCAGGCCAAACAGCTCGATCGTCCCAGTGCAAATGGTATGCTCGCCAAGGAGTTTGAAACCACCAAGAGTTGATGGCATGCAGTGCTGTTTCTACATCAGCGGTGGAGGTATTTTTACGGAGTTGTGTCCAACTCTCAAGCCTTTCGGCAAAAGTTTTAGGCCACATCAACCGAGATTGGTAATAGAGTAGTTGATTGTGCCTGGTACTGTGTTGGTCGAAGTATACGATATTCTCACATTGGCACCATCTGCTACTGCGGTAAGCGTGACTCCAGTAGCACCATTTTCCACAAAGTCATCTGTAAAGGCAAATCCTGTTCCTGTGGCGGCCTGCCCCTTGACCACTACCATTTGACCCGTGCGGCGAAGATCTGCACGGACTATGGTGTAATCCATTCGCAAACTACTGATGTAGGTGCCATTCACATAGGCCAAGTTGGCTGTGGCATTGTTGGCCACAACATCTTGTATGCCGGCGATGCGATTGTATGTGCCTACGCTCAACTGATTGGCCAAGGTTAAATCTATTGCATTACTTTGATATAATTCAATATTGTTAACGTTCATGCCAAGGGCAATATTGTTTTTGTTATTCAGTGCAATGCGAGGATGCAAGTCTGATGATTGTGATGTTTTGCGTTCAAACATATCCCCAACGCTGACATTGTTGGTTGCATCTAGATCAATCACAGGTGTCACTGGATTGGTCTGACCATTAAAACTATTTCCAACCTCGTAGAATGTGTTGTAGGCCGTGGCATTGAGACTGCAATTCACAATAACAATGCCTTCGCCATAGATATTATCAAACATGTTTTGTGTTATACGGACACCAGTAGGACCAACATAATTTACCGGCGGAGAGATGATACCAAGATACACGCCCTGGAACAGGGTATCAAATCTACAGTTGCTGACAGTGACTCCTTCCACTGCTTCGTCTGTGTTCACTCCCCAGGCCATCTTGGTAAAAATACAATTGTTCCAGATAATATTGGTACAAACATAACTGCCTTGATTGGCAAAACTCACACCAGCCGTGGCAAGAGTAGCAGTGGTAAGTGTGGCTTGGGTTCCGTTGCCTTCAAACGCCACACAGTCAAACACACAGTCTGTTGCACCTTGTACCAAGCCACCACTAGTAGGTACATTGGTTTCAAACTTGATGCTGGATATTTCCACATGCCCTGGTGGCAATGCACCACCAGTACCAATATTGGCACCAGTTTGTTGAAGACTGTCTGTGGTTCTAAACATGTAATCGGGCAGTGTTTCAACTCCCCAATAAGTGGGATTACTAATCGCAATACCAATTGGCACTATAGCGATACTTCTGTAGTACACGCCGCCATCTTCAACCAACACACCCGAGGCATAGCCAATGGTAGTGGTCCAGGGTTGAACATTAAAACTGATAATTGTGCTGTCTGATCCTTCGCCGTAGAGTTTACAGTAAGGCGGAATCAGCAATGTGTCTGTGATAATATATGTGCCGGCTGGGAAGAAAATGCTTCGGCGGACCAAGGGATTGATGTCTTGACAAAAAATCTGATCCAATGCACGATTGATGTCGGCTGTGACATCTGTGATACCATCACCAGTAGCACCAAAATCTGTAATCACAGCATAACTGTCCAGTCTGCGTTGTAGACTTTGACTGACTGGTGTGCCTGCTGTGGCGCCAGTTTGAACAGTGTAGCCGGCCGCATCACCTTTATAGGTGTATTCAGTGGCATAGTTCAAGATGTCAGAAAATTCAGTAAGAACTTCTGTGTTACCAATAATAGGAGCACCATCTGCTAGGGTACCATTACCGATAAAAAGTTGACGGGTGTCAGTTGCCCAGCCCAGTTCAGCGCCAGCTAATGGTTGGGGTAGATCGTTGAATAGACCCTTGCGTTGTGTGATTCGTGATATTTGTACAATTGCCACAGTGATTGTCCTTTGGATATCACATATTTAGCATGTAGTACTGTTCGACCTTTTTCCACCACAAGTTGCGGTATTTTTCAAATTCTGCGCCTTCAAGCACAAACTCCTGATACTGCGGCTTGCCAACAATATTGTGTTGCTCATCTAGGTCAGGTTTGACGCACATCAAAATCACACCCTTGCGTATGCGTGTGCCGTGCAATTCGTTATGTGCTTCAGCGTAGGCACACAGTTGTACAAAGTAATCGTCAATCCACTCGCGCTTTTTGGGCTTGTTGGTTTGTTTGTAGTCCAGTATGGCTTCTTCATTTAGGTGTATGCCCGCACCGTCTGTTGTGCCTGCGTACACGCTGGGAAAATACAACGGAACTTCAATACCCCAAAATTCATTGACGTTTTTGAGTCCGTCCTTGATCACAGTTTCTGCCATGATATGACTGGGCCAAGAGAAAGGATTAGATCCACGCGGCGGAACAGCACCTTCTTTAATGTACCGTTCTAGGTACGTGTGCATGCGGGTGCCGCGGTTGGCCGCTTCAGTTGTGATTTGTTGTGCTTTTTCTGCACCCACTCGACGACGCCACTGATTTAATGCTTCAACTTTTTCTGGGGGTTTTGTTTTGTCAAGTATTGTGGTCACTGACGGCAAGTTTTGTCCGTCTGGGGTAGCGTAGTAACGCTTGCCCTCTATTGTGACTCTGGGAATAGGCTGGTAGTCAAATTTTGGATTATACATAATTATAGTCAATTATAGACTATTATAGTCCAACTGTCAACTATATTCGAAAACTTTCTCCGCAACCACAACGATCACGTTCGTTGGGATTTCGAAACTCAAAGCCTTCGTTGAGGCCTTGGCGCACATAATCTACAGTCATGTTGTGTAGATACACATCATCTTTTTGAGTTACTAGAACTACAAAATCAGACTGTGCATAATTGATAACATACTGTTCAGGTGTGTATTCTCGAACGTATTCCAGCACATAAGCAAGACCCGAGCAACCTGTAGTTTTAACTCCAAGCCGAATACCAGCGTAGCCTTTGGCTGTGACTAGTTTTTGTATTTTGTTTCGTGCTGTGTCAGTGAACGAGATCATGCTTTTTGCGATAGTCTTCTACCGCGGCTTTGATCGCGTCTTCAGCAAGTATTGAGCAATGGATTTTGACTGGCGGGAGGGCAAGCTCTTCAGCAATCTCTGAATTCTTGATTGCTCCTGCGGCGTCGAGCGACATTCCTTTGACCATTTCGGTGATGAGCGAGCTTGAAGCAATGGCTGAGCCGCACCCGTAAGTCTTGAATTTTGCGTCCGTAATAATGCCATTTTCTACTTTGATTTGAAGCTTCATCACGTCGCCGCAAGCAGGTGCGCCAACCATACCAGTACCAATATCAGTATCAGTCTTGTCAAAAGATCCGACATTCCGGGGATTTTCATAGTGATCAATTACTTTATCTGAGTATGCCATATTAGTAGTTACAAGTTCTAGATCTAGTCACAGTGCCGTCCCAGTTTCGTGTTTCAACCCAAGGGCTACACTGTTGGCGTTGATATTCAACCACTTGAGGTTGTACAACCACAGGACGTTCAACATACACTGTTTGTGGCTGTGTGTAAACCACTCGAGGAGGAGCATCAACCTGATTGAGTCTTTGGAAAGCCCACAATGCTGCCATGCCTGCTAGTGCGCCTTGTTCACGGTCGCCCCAGGCTAACGCATTGGTACTGGCCAACGCACTCATCAAAACAAAAATTACAGCTTTTTTCATAATACGCCTCCTATAGTTGAGTATACTATATTTAACGTTTTGTGTCAACCTTTGGTTGACAGGATTGGTTAAACACCGCGGTCTTTGTTCATTGCCGATTTGGCAGCACTGGCCACAATGTCCTGTGCTTTGTTCACTGGCATAGCAACATTTGGTTCGCCTGCACCTTTGAACACTAACACGCCTGTGTTTGGATCCATAGGTTCCAAAAGGTTACTGAGTGGCTCTTGACTCACAACATCGGCTAGATTTTGGGCGGTGATGTTGATATCCAAATCATTGGCCAGTTTGATGAATGCATCCTGGCTGATTTCTTTTTTGGCATTGGTGTCCTTGGCACGACCATCGAGAAACTGCACCAAGCCCGACAGTTGCGCTGGGTTAGGCGGAGCCGCCATTCCCATGCTACTGTCAACTTCAAATATTTTCATTATCTTTTGGCGCGACCCAGCGCGGCGGCAGGAGGTTCAGCACCAGCATCAGCGGCTGCGGCATCCAATGCAGCATCTGCACCCATGTCAGCACCAGCTTCGGCACCCATAGCACCTGCGGCGGCCATGTCAGCACCTGCGGCGGCCATATCACCTGCGCCTGCGGCGATGTCAGCGCCCATAGCGCCAGCGGCTGCGGCACCAGCAGGAGCCGCACCAGTTACCACATTCAATGCGGCGTCAAGTTGTTGCTTGGCACCTTGAATATTTTGCAACAGGCCTGTTAGTGCGGCTGTGGCGTCTGCATTGAATTGAGAGGCTTGGTCAACACCAACTTGATTCTTGATTGAGTCAACCAAGGCTGGCAACTCTTTGAATTGCAGTTCACTCACATCTTCCAACATGGCTTGCATTTTGTCAACCATGTCTTGAGCGGCCAACACAACTTGAGCTTGTTGAATTTCGCTTTCGTTCAGTCGGCGTGCCATTCTGCGGAAACGACTTTCAGCCTGCATCATTGCGGCGCCAGCTACTAGTTTTTGTTCTTCAGGATTCAATGTTTGGCCAGCTGAACTCTTTTTAAGTGCGGCAGCCAATTTAGGATCCTTAGCAACTGCCCCAGCCACAGCAGGTTTACCACCAGCAACAGCGGCCTGTGGAGTTGCAGAAGCAGCGCCAGGAGCAGGAGTAGAACCGGGAGCAGGTGGAATGACATTTTCTTTCAAGCGACTAGACAATGCCTGTTCCATCATTACCAATTGCAGGTAACGTGGGTCTTGCTCACTGCTATGACGTTGAGAAGTTTTGCGATGCTCGCCCAAGATACCACGTACTTTGCCCAACATTGCTTGAGTTTGCCCACGTGTTAATTGGTCAAAGCGAATGCGGCTACCAAAGTAACTTTCGAATACTTTGGCAATTTGTTTACTTGGCGTTGGAGCCGATAGTTCTTGCAGTTTCATTATTGAATCCCTTAATTTGCATATATTTAGCCTGATTTACACATTTCTCTAGTTCGGCTGTAACTGAGTTGTATTGGTCTATTTTGGGTTGCAGTTTCATGTTTATGATTTCATAAAATGATTCTGTTTTTCCACGCTCGCCAGTGAGTTGTCGGCAGTATATATCCGCTGCTAATGATTGTTTTTTACGGTCTAGTACCAATATTTGATTAGATAAATTGTAGTGTTGTTGATGATCTGTTGTACACCAACTCATAGCTGTTTTCTTTGTGCTGAAAGAATGAATTATTTTGTCCCAGGTGCTGACTTGAAATCTGGCATCCTTTGGCTGTATACAATATTTTCCAAAAACCACAAGAGAACCAGTGCCGTCATCTATAATAATAGAATCGATATTACGTTTGAGCTCTCGTTCAGCCCAGGCATTTAGTTTTTGTTCTTGAGTCATTTAAATACATAGTGAGCAAGTAACCAGCCTACTGTTGCTGTTAAAAATCCAATGAGTCCAATACCCCAAGTGATCAGCTGATTGTTGCGTTGTTCGCCCATTCGATGCACTATGCTATGTACCAATTTGACGTCTGATTTGATCTCATCAATGCACACAATCATGGAATCTAATTGTACTTCCAGTGCCCGGTAACGTTCTGCACATAGTTCAACATGTGCTTCCAAACTTTTCTTTTCAATGTCAGTTGTATCTACCATGATTGCTCCAATGCATTATTTACCGCAATGAACCAAATATTTTGATTATCACCCGATGTGGCAATAGTGGGGGACATGCTAGGTTGTTCAGTAAGATTCAGCATCATGGGAACCCCTTCGCAATCTTGTTTGAGTCCAGCTAATGGGTCTGGGTTGCCATGCATTTCAAACACACCTTCTGACTCAGATCTAAACTCAAACTCCCATGCTGTGTCTTTTTTCTCGGGCACAGTAAGGTCAACGGGCTGGGTTCTGAGACTTATGATCTGCAACAGGGTTTCCCAATTGCGTTGCTGATTACGCGAATGATTCCAGTCTTGTTGATTGCGTATGGTTTGCCCAGCACGATCCACAAATGGAATTTCGCTTGATCTGTAGTGTCCAGTTACACCGGTGAGACTGCAATCAAAAAGGGTACGGCATGTGATCTTCATTCTGTGAGTATTTAATGCCAAAAAGAAACCCTGGAGTTTTTACGTCCAGGGTTTTGACGATCGCTAACTGATTACAGGTTAGTGAATGTAGCTGATGCAGAAACGTTGGCAGTTGGGATACCAATGTTCAAGCCACCAGTTGCGTTGGCTGTTTGCGCGGCTGCAACCAATGTTGTTGTGGTGTAAGCACCACTTGGATAGATAGCCAAGTTAATTGTGCCAGCTGTAGCACCAGCTTGGTAAATTGCGATTGTACCAAGTTGTTGAACTGCTGTCAAAACGTTGTTCAAGTAACCGTTAACGTTACCAGCGTTGGTCAACGCGGCGTTAGCTGTTAAAGTGAAGAAGTCAAGTTTTGGACCTTGGATCTGAACTGGACCTTGAGCTGCTACGTTAGCTGTTCCTGCGATGGAACCGTTTGCTACGTCAATTGCGAATGACGGTTGTGTAGTACCGTTTACTTTTGTAAATGTTGCCATTTTATTTTTCCTTTAAGTTAGTGGTCTCGGTGGACCTGCTTTTATTTAGCCAGTTTGGAAAAATCACGCCTGTTGCGGATTGTTTCTCTGTCTATTTTGAGCCGCAAATGCATTGGGATCAAATCTATTTACCGCCTTTGCATAGCCTACAGGGGTGGCCATGACCCAGCCTTCTTGCCCTGGGTGCTCTGTGTCTGCTTGGCGTAGCAGGTGCATTTTGACGTCATGCAACAAGTTAAATGCGTTGAATGCAGCTGCCAGTGCAGGAGTATTTGAAGTAGGGCTGTTCAAGTATTCCACAATGTTGCGAAACTTTTGCGGGGTAACCTTTGTTTCCAACCACTTGCCAAACTCAGGCAGTAGTGTAGCACCGTTGAGTGGTGCGCCCACTTTGGTGTTGATAAAGTCCACGCACAGTTTTGCCAGGTCTGTGATCTTGTGTGCTCGCAATTCTGTGGGATTGAACAAGGTGTCAATTGCTTGGCCTTGAGACTTGATCAACTGTTTGAGTTGTTTTTCAGCGTTGGTTTCAGTTTCTAGTTGACGAGGGCTTGCTGGCTTTTCCAACATCAGTCCAGGAACTGGATTAAACGCCACACCACTCAAGGGTTGACGTGCATCACCTGCGTCTGCATACATTGAGTGGACGGCAATGCCAATGTTGCTAGCACCAATGCGTTGTCCTAGAGTGCTCTTGACTGGGATTCGGTATTCCACAGTGTTGGGACGGAACACATAGTTGCCTGCTTCCACAGGCGGGGTTGACATGTACAACAAATCGCCTTTGACATAGCCACGAAAGTTTGGGGGCAATGCGGCTTCTAGCACAGGAAACAATGTGGCATACAGTTGAATCAATTCAGTTCTGTCCCCGGATCTTTTGCTCTGTATGTCAGCCATCATTTGGGGACTGGTAGCAAGGCCATCGTAGCCTTTGGCTTCAAATCCCGACCCGTCTGTAAGCACAAACTCGCCTGTGGCAGGCTTGCGCCCAAATATCACAGCAGGTTTGCCGTCCCACTTGGCTGTGACAGTTCGGGGTTGCTGAGTGGCATGACTGACAATTTCTAGTGCGTCTCGGATGCCTTGTGTGCCACGACGGAACACAAGATCTTCCAGGTGTTCAATACCCTTGGCTCTACCACCCACCCCGGCCTGTTCAGCCTCCACAAGAGCAACATAACCCCGATTTACAATTCTATCACGTAGACGTGCCAGGAAGTTAACGTCACTTTCTGCCATGCCCGTTTCGGGTTCTTTTACGCCCTCACGTGAGAGATATTCACGGAAGTCTGCCAGTTTGGCATCACGATCAGGATCCATGGCCAAGGCTTTGTAAATGTTTTCCACGGTCATTAGCTGACTGCGTTTGTACTGTGGCGCTAGCAATATGCCAGCGGCTTGATCTGGATCCATTGTGATTACTTTTTCAGTCTGACGACTGATGATGCCCTTGGCTGAGGCTTTGAGTCCCAGTGCTTTGGCAATGCTAGACATCAGCACATTACGAAATACACCTTTGTAGGCTGATCCTGCACCACCACCCAGCCAGAATGTGCCCCATTCCAAATTGGGCATGAACATGAAGTCTGTTTGCACATAACCACGCTTGGGGTCGCCTTGTATGGGTGTTTTAAAATGCACAGCTTCGCCTGACAGTCTGCACCATTCCTTGGGATCTTGTTTGTTTTTTGTAGCCCAGGCGTCTAGTTGACCCTTGAGTTCGGCCTTGGTTATTTCATTGGCATCCACAGCAAGGTCTAGATCACCTGAGTCAGGTTTCTTGCCTGTTGAGCCCAACCACTTGACAGGAACACCGTTCTCATCTTTATCATGTGACAAATCAAGACCTGTGACTGCTTCTAACCAAGCCACTGTGCTGGGTATGTCTGCTTGACTGATGCGTTGTGTTACGGGTTTACCTTGTGCATCTTTAAATACGTTGCCGCCTTCCTTGAGATACATCATGCTCGTAATCCAAATATTTCTTTAAAGGCTGCATCATTTGCAGCGTCTCGTGCCATAGCTAACATTGACGTGAGCTCTGTATCAGTCAATTTTGTTTGTTGTCCAAATTGTTTAATCAAGGGAGAAGCTATTGTTGCAGGTGTTGTTTTATTAAGAATTGTAGCAGCAACTCGATCTCCGCCAGGGTTGCTAATGGCTTGTCTAATCTTCACGATATCCCCGTCGTCTAATCTTAACAAATCAGCTATTTTAGTGGCTGCTGGAGACATTGTTATTACACTACCAGATTTGCTATCATAGGCTCTTGCGTTCTGCGCCGGCAATATACCATCGCCTACTAATTTGAGCCAGTCATTGGATAAATTTTTAGGATCGATACCAAGAACAGTTGCTTTAAAAATAGACTCTGTATATTCGTTAATTCTAGCAATAATTTCTTGAATTCCGGCTTTGGCAACAGGGTCGCCAATGTTGTTGGCCATATTACTATAATCAAATGCTGAGCTTTGGCTACCACCAATCATTTTATTGACCAATGTTCGTAGTTCAGTTTTCAACGCTTCAGTGCTGGGTGTACTAACCCCTCTTACACTGGTAGCAGGATTGCCCATTGAATCTTTGGCATTGGTCAAGAAGTTTCGCACAGTTTCTGCCCAAGCGGCCTGCATGGAGGTAGCCAGAGTTTTGGCCGCAGGACTGTTAACCATGCTCTTAAATCCTTGCTCACGGCTTTGAGCAGGACCATCTTGCGAGGTTACATCTCCTCCCACAGCCTTGTTTATTGCTTGTTTGCCAACTTGTTTGGCTATGCCTCCCAATGCTGCGGCCGCACCGCCCAAGAAGCCTTCGTTGACTCGGCGTGGTCGTGTTAATTCATGAATCTGCATTTGTTCTCCTAACTGATCGCGAGAACTTGCCAGCATCCTTGGTACGTATTGCATTGAGCAATTTACGTGTGAGATTGTCAGCTTGTTCTGCGCCAAACTCTGCTTCGATCTGTTCTATCAGTCGTATGGCGCTGGATATAATGCTGTCGGCCCGAGTTTCGATTATCAGGCGGCGATCACGCTCTACATACAACGAGTCTAGTTCTTCTAGTAAACTTCGGGTCTTTTTCTGCATTCGATCTGGGCCTTTGGATTATTTAGTGCTTTTTAGATTCTAATAAATATCTATTATACAGGAATCCCCATGACAAGTCAAATTAACCCAAACAACGTAGACGGCACCTATCCAGTGGCCGGACAACCCAACAACACACAAGGGTTCAGGGACAATTTTACCAACATCAAAACCAATTTTAGTTATGCAGAAACTGAAATCACAGATCTGCAGGGCAAGACTGTGCTAAAATCTGCTTTGTCAGGAACCACACTTGACAACAACATGGCGGATAATTTGATCTATGCTGTGAAATTAAACGATGTTTCATATACCTATTTGCAAAACACAGCAAGTTCAGGTACCATAACACTGGATTACGCTGCCGGTAACTATCAGTTTGTTTCTACCACTGGTTCTGTTAGTTTGGGATTTACAAATTGGCCTGTCAGCGGATCCCATGGCGAGTTAAACTTTACCATTAATATTACCAACACAGCACACACCTTGACACTGCCGGCCAGTGTTGACACTGGATTGTTTGGTATTCAAGGCATTTCACCTGGCACAGCAGGCGTGAGCAATACCATTACCTTTGGTGTCACTGGTGAGTTCACATTTAGATTCAGCACTGATGATGGTGGCACCAGCATCACAATATTTGACTTCAGTCGCGGCCTTGACAAATTCTACAGCACTGTGGA